TTCGAGCCACTGATCTACCACGATCAACCATGCCATCATCATTTTGCCTCCCCTCAGCCGAATACCAAATCGCCGAACAGGGCGTACTGGATTATCGCGTCGGCACATCCCGCGTCAATCTCGCCGCAGTCCACCTTGCCGTCGCCACTCACAGCTCCGTAGCAGTCCCCGCCGTTCTCCAGCCAGAGCCGGAATCCCTGTATGAACTTTTCGATGTCCAGCTCGTACCACTCGGTGTCCTGCTCGTCAAACGGTTCCGTCACATGAACCTTCAGCGTTCCACCGCGAGAAATCTGCTCGCTGGCATACTTGCCAAGATACTGGCCCTCGACCGTCACACGGTCGCACCAGTAGCAGATGCCACCTTCCAGTGCAGAAACCATAATGTCATCGACATCCTGACCGGTCGGCCGAACGACCAGCTCGGCATGAACCTCAAAACATTTTTCGTTCGTCATATTGTCCTCCATTCGTCAAATTTTCGGGTCAAAAATCAGGCCATCCCACTTGCCGTTCAGACGGTCTGGGTACTTCCCGGTCGGAACCATGTACCTGTCCGGGACTTCCGGCGGCAACGGCCGCTCGTTCCTCAAATCCATACCAGCGTCGAACATCGAGAGCTGCACAGTCTGGCTGGTGCGTTCCCGCAGGAGCCGATACCAGTAGATGATGTGGTTCCGAACAAGGTTCAGATTCACGCCATCTGGCCATGCAGGGTCAGAACAGCCGTTCTTCTTCAGGTCATCCCAGTGCTGATATTCAGCATCCAACTGCTCCCTGATCTGAGCTTCATTCATCTCCTCAGGGGGAATGTAGCGGCTCACAGGTGTGCCTCCTTTCGGCGCTCATCGGCGATGACATCAGCGGTAATGCGGTCAACGCCGAGCTTTTCGAGCTGTCGGTAGGCCGCTTCCTTTTCCTGCGGGCAGTCGGCCCGGACGAGATCATCAATCATGTCACTCAGCATACACCAGCCTCCTCTCTCGTGATAGTCCCGCTCGTCCATGCCCCGGTGCGAATGCCAATGCTGGGCAGGCGGGCCAGCAGGGCCTTTTTCATGCTATCAAGGTATCCACGGTAGCGCCGCTTCTGAAGACCGGCCATCCATGCGCTCTCACAGTCGGAGTAGCCGTCTTTCTGGACAAGCTCGATAGCCAGCGACCATTCGTTGTCCTCCACGCAGATGTAAAACAGCTCGTTTTCGAGGATGACCCGACGCTCATTGCCGAGCCAGACGTTCGAGTTGGCCGCAGGCTGGAAGCTGGGACAGAGCTTCCGCAGTTCGGCACAGAAGCATTCGAGAACGTCTTCTTCCTCGTAACTGCTCCCGACCTCATCAAGAAGCCATTCATCGCCCGAAAGGTCTTCGTAACTGAGGTCGCGCTGTAAGCTGGTTTCCTCCTCTTTGGCGTGGGGGTCATTCCTGCGGTAGACCCGCAGATCATCGTTGTCAATGTAGAACAAACCCTCATACGAGCCGGTTACACAAACATTGCCACGTCCCATATCACTCACCTCCATCAGTCACTCCAGCAAACGGCATTGGCTTCTTCGGGCCGCTGCCATTCAGGTTCTTCTTCAATGCCCCGGTCATCAGGCGGCTCCGTTACTCCGCCGAACCGGTCAAGCCGGCCGGAGCAATCATACATCGGATTCATCGCTGTTCTCCTTCAGGTAGCAGTGGTCAACGACCCAGCCGCCCTTGTTGCCGAAGTCCTTCATGTACCAGTCGAGGCGAACCATCTGGTCGGTGCCATCCAAGCAGGAACCGAACAGGCTGGTGGAGCAGCAGCTCGACCGGAAAGCCTTGTTGTCGCTGCTGACCTCATAGGTGCGGCTGCACAGCGGGTAATGGTGGTCAGGCCAGTTGCTCTCAGCAAATACGATGCAGGCGCTCACCGGCTTTGCAAGCTGGGTCTTGTTGCGCTCAACGAACAGGTCCCGTAGTTCGGGATAGGTCATGTTCTGGTTATCCATAGCTGATACCTCCATCAGAGAGCAAAGCAGATAACGAGCAGGGTGACGGCAAAGGCTGCTGCGCCGATGGCAACGGCGTTCAGCACGTTGTTGAAACGCTCCCGGTCGGCATCCTTCTGGCGGCGGGCTGCGCGGCTCCGCTGCTGTGCGGGGCTGTTCAGCATCCGCAGGAAGCAGTTCGGGTCGTTCTCCCACTCACGGGTCATCTCAGCGGTCATGTTCTCGTTTTTCATAGCTAAAACCTCCATAGTATCAATTTCTTTACGGGTGGCTCCCGCGACACCCAGCAGGGCGTTTCGGCCGGCGCCAACGGCCATCATCAGGCGGGTTAGAATTTGAAGTCCCAGTCAATAACTTCGCCGTTTCTGAGCAATGCGTAGCGAGCTTCGTCGGCAACCGAAGGATTTTTCGCATCACCGAAAATCCTCGGGTAGGCGTTTACCTCATAATGGTAGCGGCCGGCCTCCCACGAACCGTACCGCTTGAGCATCTCTCTGGTGTAGCTGCTGAGTCTGTAACCTTTCTTCATGTTCCACTCCTCCATTCTCGAATCAGCCGAAGTACTTGCTTGCGAACTGAGCCTTGCTGAGCGTCTTCATATCATAAACGTACTCAACAGCGGATGCGACATCCATGTCGGCTCCAGTAACAAGTTCCTTGACCAAGTGGGTGAGGTTGTTCTCACGGATGTAAGACTTCATAGCTTCGAGTTTCATCATCGTCTGTTCCTCCATAATCTTACCGTTTTGGTATGTTTTTCTGTATCTTCATTCTAACTTACCCACCTCTGGTGTCAAACGAAAAGCAAAGATTTACCGAAAAAATTTATGGAGTACATCTGGGAGTTTACCGGCGGTCAATAGACCATGCCTTCCGGGTCGATGATGGCGCATTCCTTACCATGAACGTAGTAGGCGTTGCCGCCCTCATCCACCCAGACCCGGCAATAGCCAGACAGCCCAATTTTCGAGCTGTTGGCTATGCCGTCCCACTCTGGCTTGAGGGTCAGCTCGCCGACTACCGCAAAACCGATGTCCGCTGCATACCAGCGGGCAATGCTCTCAGTAGCAGGCATGAGCGGTGTTGACGATGCAGCGAACCATCTTCTCGATGGCCTTGTCAATCGGGCAGTTCAGGAATGGAAGGTTCTTGTCAGCTACAATCTCACTTTCAAGTATCCAACCGTGCTGGTTACGAGCCTCAACCCAGCATCTGCCATCGGCTTCGCCGAGCTTGATTGAAAACGACAACTCCGCTTCATCGCAGTATTCGAGGTAACCCCAGAAGATGCAGGCCACGTTCTTGCTGAGGCGTCTGACCGACCACTCCCAGTTGGGGTCGTTCTGGTTGGCCTCAGAAACCAACCTGCGAATCAAATCCTTATGCTCACGCAAATCAAACATAGCTATGAACCTCTTGACTTTCCCCTGCTATACTGATAAAATCGAAACGAGATGGGGCAGGTCCCATCCCGTTCCGACCGGCTAGGTTCCCACGTGGCTGTCAAACTTTGTGGGGGGACCTAGCCTTTACTGTTTCTTAGGCTCCTCGGTCTGCGGGTCGAGGACTCCGGCAATGCACTTAATGCACTCCGTCGCGTCCGCGTCCGTATGACCGTGAGCTTTCAGCCAGTCGATCAGACGAGAGGCTTCCAGAGCTGTCATACTGCACTCACCTTTCATTTTGCTACACCTCCTGCTCGTGCTTCCAACTTACCAGCCGGATGCCGGTAATTGTAGATAACTTACCTTTTTGGTAATTTATCTTAGTATCATTATAACTTACCCAACTGGTAAGTCAATCTGTTTTTTAATTTTTTCAAAATATTTTTTATATCCACTGGCTATTTGATGCCAAGCCGCTGGTAGCCTCTGGAAAACCTCTGAATTTGCATTTTGGTTACGGGTAAAAGTGTATTGGGAAACGTCTGGAACCCTCTGGGAAGGATTTGTCAAAAGTGCATAACAAAATTTGGCTATTTTGAGAATTGATTTTTCTGGCGACGTTGTTCCATCGGAATTTCCGTGCAAACAAAAAAATCCCCCTGCACCAGCCTTTTTACGGGTCATGGTACAGGGGGATTATCATTTTACGCTGAATTTGCGCTGACTCAGCCCAGATTCAGCGTATTCTGGACAGCGGCCTGCTTGGCGGCGACGTGGTTGGCGTCGATCTGAGCCTCAATACGATTTTCGAGGTACTGGGTCGTATCGCCGAAGTTGCTCTTGATGTAGTCCTGCGCGTCGCTGCTCATGCTTTTCAGCGCGGCAGACACGGCCTTCATAAGTGCTTCTTTCTGTTCGGCCTCCTTGAACGTCCCGGCGGTCTTCAAATCGTTGACGTAGGTCTGGTTCATCGCGGCCACGGCATTGGACACCGCACTGCCGATTTCGCGGACGAGGCGCTGCACCTTGATGTCGTTGGTCTTTGCCGCGATGAACTCGATGAACACGGCAATGCCTTTCTGGATGCAGGCGGTCACGATGGGGATGCAGATCAGCAGGGCGACGTACAGCAGGCTTCTCGTAAACTCATTCATATTCGGTTACTCCTTTCATTCAGTGAACCTGATTCTTCAGGCTGTTCATCCGCTTATCACCTTCGATGGCGGCAGCGGTAAAGCTGTTGTTCTTCCACCACGCAGCGACGCTGGTGGCAATGGTCAGGCCGGTGGTCACGAACTGTTCCACCTCCGAACTTTCGATGGGCAGCAGGGGCTTCCCGGCGGCGCTCGAAACCTGATTCGCCAGAGCGAACGCCAGAGCGGCCGTGCGGGCCAGCGTAGCGATGGACACTTTGCTATTCGTCATAGAGCCTATCTCCTCTCACAGGTACTTGTCAGCGCCAGACAGCGCCTTCCACGATGCAGGGCCGCAGATTCCGTCCACGGTCAGGCCATGCGCCTCCTGCGCCCTCATCAGGGCATTCTCGGTGGCCTCGCCGAACAGGCCATCAGCCTTCAGCTTCAGGAGCTTCTGAAGCATAATGGTGGCACTGCGGTTTGCAGGCCCGGCGCAGCCCCGTCGGATGGTGGGAAGCACGAACTTGTTGTAGGTCGTGCTGGGGTACTTCCCCGGCGTGGTGCAGAGCCACGTCGCTTTTGTGCCACGGGTGTCGGCGTGAACAAAAGCCCCACGGCTGTGCCAGTAGATGCCGATGCCGCCGAACCCCACGGCCTGAGCAAGGATGCCCAGTGCCACCGGGTTGATGCTGCGGTTCTCCGTCCTCCAGTCCGCCGCCATGCCATAGCGGTGCTTGGAGTTCTGGCTTCCGCCCACAGCCGCATTGTGCGTGATGCAGCGGTAGCCGGACGTGATCTTCAGCGGACGGTCTACCTTGTCCCGGATGAGCTGGAGCTTTTCGGCCAGCTCCGTATCAACCGACTGCTGTCCGCAGCCGCAGGAACACTGAAACTCGGAGCGGTTGAAATTCTTCGTCAGCGCGGTTCTGTCGCCGCGCTGGAACGTAATGATGCTCAACTTGCACACCTCCTAAAAACCGATTTGGGTGAACACATAGCCGAGAAAAGCGCCGATGATGGCCGTTACTACATAGCCGACGGCCTTACGCCACAGCTCTCCATCGCGGCTCTCCAGAGTTTCCAGCCGTTTTCCCTGCTTTTCCTGCTCCCTGACCATGCTCTCCATACTCAGGGCCAGCTTCTCGACCGAAGTGGACAGTGCGCCCATTTTGCTTACGCTTTCCTCCAGCAAGGCGATTCGTCTGTCCTGACGGGCATTTTCCTCTTCGAGCCGACGCTTGAACTCCTCATGCTCGGCTCGCGTAATAGGCTGGTCCATCTGAACCTCCTCTCCTTCGTCATACAAAAAATGAGGGGAGCCGGTTTTCCCGACTCCCCTGCGCGATCACTCGACCTCGACTTCGAGGTCCTTCAGGATTTCCTCAACCTGCTTCCGAATCAGCGCCGGAACCTGATCGAGGGTCTTCTTGCCCTTCACAATGAGGGTTGCATAGATGACTGCCATGATGCCTTTCTCCTTTCTCAGTAATATTTTTAAGGCAAATTCCCGCAGGCGGCTCATGCGTTGCCGTCCGCCGCGAGAATGGCCTTGACTTCTTCCCTCAGGCACCTGCTCGATGGTTTTCCGCCCCCGGCGGATGAGGTTTGCATAGACTTCTGCCATGATTATGCCTCCTTATCTGCGGCGGATGTGACCGCGATGAGCTGTTCGTACACGTCGCACAGTGCCATCTGGGTATTATCGAGGTTGGTTTCCAGAGAAGAAACCTTGGTTTTCAGGGCTTCATTCTCCTCCTGCAATTCCGCCATCGTTTTCTTCTTCTGCAACTTGGCTACAGAATCGACTCTTACTCTGTTCAAACCCATTACTGGAAACCTCCCTGAATCGAAGCGATATAACCGCTCTCGCCGCTTGCGCCGCGCTCTGCGGTGACGCGGAAATTGAATGCAAAGCCGTTGGCCGCAGTCTGGTTCGTGAACAAATGGTTCCGGCCATTCCGGGCCTCGGTGGTGGCGTCCTCCCATACCGGCGAACTGTCCTTGCCGTTGTTCGTGACCTCCACCTTGAACACAGCGTCGGCGGGAATCAGACCGCCGACGGTGATGGCGCAGAGCGTGATCTGGGCATCCGCCTCCATCGGCTTCGCCAGCGTGATGCTGGCGGCGGTGACGGCCTTCGTAAAGGTGAACGTCTTGGTGACGGTGGCCTTGCCATCGGTCACGGTAACGGTCATGGTATGACTGCCGTTCGTAATTTTCTGGAAATATTCACCGGTGACGGCGAAGCTGTTGGTGGTCTTGCGGGTCGCGGTGTAGGTGCGCTTGGTCGTGCCGTCCAGCTTTTCGGTGACGGTCAGGGTGTCCCCTGCGTCCTTATCATCCACGGAGTACGAGATGGTGAAGCCGCTGGACTTGGTGCCGAGGTTGGCTGCGCTGGAGGTCGTGATGGTCGGCGCGGTGTTGTTATCGACCGTGCGCTTGGTGGACGTGGTGTAGCCGGACTGAGCATTATAGCTGTCGTACGCCTTGACACGGTACATCACGGTGGACCAGCCCTTGGTGATGGTGTCGGTGTAGGTCAGCGCATTGCCCTTGTACACCTGCGTGTAGGAGGAGCCACCATCGGTGCTGCGCTCCAGAATGTAGCCGCTCAGGTTGCCATCGCTGTCACTGGCCGCAGTCCACGAGATCACCAGTGTGCTGCCACCCTTGACATCATTCGGCACCGCGATGGACGGCGGCGCAGACGGGGCGTTGTTGTTGACCACCGTTACCTGCGAACTGGTGCGCCAGCCAGACTCCAGACCCTCGGTGTCGTATGCCTTGACGCGGTACATCACGGACGTGGTGCCGAAGGCGACGTTGTTCGTGGTGCTGGTGGCCGTACCCTGATAAATCTGACTCCACGAGCTGCCGCCGTTGGTCGAACGCTCTACCTTGTAGCCGGCGAGATTGCTCTCAGCATCAGAGCTTTTTGCCCACGAGATCGAAATGTTCGTGCCGCCCATGATGGATGAAGGGACGGAAATGCTCCCCGGAGTCGAGGGCGCGGTATTAGTCGAGACCGTGCCATCGTCAGACACCAAGAGAGTAGAGGGCAAAATCAAAGCGGGGCGGATGCCGTACGAGCCCGAGCAGTTGTAGTAGCTCCAGTCGCCATTGGAGCTGACGCACAGGGCGCTGCCGAAGCTGAGGCAGCCCGGAGAGCGGAGCCACCAGCT